AGTATATTAATTACATAAAGGATGTATTTAATTTAAGTAGAAGAATCACAAAGGTAACTGCATATCTTCCTATGAAGATTTATTACAATTTAAAATTAAACGACTTAATACAATTAGGTCAAAATAATTATAAGATAAATTCATTAACAACTAATCTATCAACAGGTAAAACTCAATTTGAATTACTAAATGATGTAAGTCCAACGATATCTAGTATTCCAACTGCACCAACAGGATTAAATGTTACAAACTTAACATCTACTTCTGTTACTTTTTGTTGGAATGCTTCAAGTTCAGCAGTTATTATGCGAAGCTATCAGGTTTATCAAAATGGCACGCAACAATCTAATATTGTACAAAGGTTGTCTGCTATTCCGATTTCTAGCACTTATTGTGCAACAATAACAGGATTAACATCAAATACAAGTTATTCCTTTTACGTAAGCGGTACAAATGATGATGGAGAGGAATCTGCTTTATCTTCAGTTTTAACTATAACAACACCATAATGATTAAAAATATAATAGATCTATTACAGATTGCAAAAGGAGAAACCGAAAATATAAGAATTGCACAAGGGAAGTATAAATTATCAGAAACTTTTTCAGAAGCTATTAAGCAAACAAAAACAAATATAATATGGCGAAAAAAATAGAATTTGAATTTGAGTTAAAATACAAAGAAGCTGCAAAAAACTTAGATGAATTTCAGAAAGAATATGCTAAGCTAGAAAAAGAAGTAGAAACTGCTAATAAGAAAACAGAGGATGCTTTAAAGAAAGTTGAGAAGTCAGCTAAGGATGGAGCAAAGGGTGTTAAAAAAGTAGGAGCATCTATTAAGACTTTAGCTAAGGCCACGGGTATTATTTTCTTATTACAGAAAGCATTTGAATTTGTTTCTTCTGCAATACAGGAAAACCAAGAAGTGATGGATGGTTTAAATACTATCTTTCAAACTGCTCAAATTATATTTAATGAAATAGTAGGGGTATTTGTAGATGTTTATAAAAGTGTTTCGTCAGCAACAGAAAACTTTGATGCACTAGGAAAGGTTATAAGTGGAATTGTTACAATAGCATTAACACCTTTTAAACTTGCTTTTTATGGGATTAAACTAGCAGTTCAGGAAGCACAATTAATGTGGGAAAAATCTATTTTTGGTGATGGAGATCCTACAACAATAAAAGAATTAAATAGTGCAATATTAGAAACAAAATCAAATATAGTAGATGTTGCAAAAGAAACTGCAAAGGCTGCAGGTCAAGTTGTAGATAATTTTGGAGAAGCAATCACAGAAGTATCTGAGATAGGAACAAAAGTAGTTGATGGATTAAAAGATATTAGTATTGAGGCTGCAATAGAAACTGCTAAAACAAATCAGGCATTAAAGAAATCTGCACAAATAGCTGCAGCAGAATCTAGAATATTATTAGAGCAATATGATAGACAGGCTGAGGTACAGAGGCAAATCAGGGATGATGAAACTTTAAGTATCGAAGAAAGAAAAAAGGCTAATGATGAACTATTAGTTATTCTTGAAAAGCAAGAAACAGAAATGACTAAAAATGCTAAATTAGTCAAAGATGCAGCTCAGGCACAATTTGATTTAACCGGTAAGACAGAAGATTATGTTGCAGTCCTAGAAGCAGAAGCTGAGGTACAGGCAGTTGCAGCAACGGTTACAGGTTTTAAGTCAGAGCAACAAATAAACAACAATGCTTTAGTAAAAGAAGCAACTGAATTAACAAACGCAAAATTAGAAAGCGAATCATTACTATCAATAGAACAAAAAAGATTTAATGCAGAACAGATAGAAGATGAATTAGCTAGATTAGAAGCATTAAAAGAAGTTGATATACTAGAAGCTGAACAGGAATCTTTAAGACTACAAGCTATAGTTGATAACGCAAATGCAGGTACACAAGCAAAGATAGATGCACAAATAGCTTTAGATCAATTTACAGAGCAATCACGACAAACTAATTTAAATAGGGATAAGCAAATTAGTGATGCAAAAACTAAAATTTCAGATGCAGAAGCACAAGCTAAAAAAGATAACTTAGATAAAACTGCTGCAGTATTAGAAAACTTTAGTAACATAGCAGGAAAAGAAACTGCTGCAGGTAAGGCATTCGCAGTTGCAGCTGCTACTATAAATACTTACAGAGGGGTTTCAGATGCCCTTGCAGCTACTACTGTAACACCATTTGAAACTGCATTAAAATTTGCAAATGCTGCAGCTATTGGTATTTCAGGAATAGCGAATGTTAAAAAGATATTAAGTGTTAAAACACCACCTGTATCAGGGGGATCAGCATCACCATCAGGAAGCCCAACTCCTGCACCATTATCTGTACCACCTGCATTTAATATAGTAGGAGCAAGTGGAACAAATCAATTAGCATCAGCAATAGGAGAACAATCTCAGCAACCTGTACAAGCATTTGTTGTTTCTAGTGAAGTAACTACTGCACAGGAATTAGATAGAAACATTATTGATGAAGCTACAATAGACTAAAAAGCAAAATTTAAAATTAAATACGTTACATTATTATGAAGATAGTTGAACTTATATTAGACGAAGAACAAGAAGAAAGTGGAATAGAAGCAATTTCAATCGTAGAATCACCTGCTATTGAATCAGACTTTGTAGCTTTAAAGAATGAAGAAATAAAATTAGCAGAAATAAGTAAAGAAAAAAGAATCTTGCTAGGTGCTTTGTTAATCCCTAATAAACCAATTTACAGAAATGGTAGTGAGGGTGATTATTATATTTTCTTTTCTAAAGATACTATTTCTAAAGCATCACAAATGTATTTAAGAAATGGATATCAAAACAATTCTACCTTAGAACACTCAAAAGATTTAAAAGGTTTGACATTAGTAGAATCTTGGATAGTAGAAGACGAGGTGCAAGACAAGTCAAGAAAGTATGGATTAAATGTACCTGTTGGGACTTGGATGGGTGCAGTTAAAGTTAATAATGAAGAAGTTTGGAATGAATATGTTAGAACAAATAAAGTTAAAGGTTTTTCTATTGAGGGTTATTTTGCAGATAAAATGGAAGCACCTAAAGAAGCAGTTAAAGAAGATATGTCAAGTGAAATTGATAAACAGACATTACTAAAAATAAAAGAAATTTTAACTTCTAATTAATGGGTAGAAATACAAAAAATAAAAAAACATTTATACCATCTAGAACAAGTCCAACAGGAAGTTCTAGGGCTTGTTTATGTTGGGATACAAATAAATATTCTATTGAGTGTTGTGATGGATCTATGCAAGCTCAGGGCATAGGTGTTATAACAAGAACAGATTGAAAATGCAAAAATTAAATTAATAATCGTTATATAAATAATATGAAATCAACCGAAATGTTAAATCAAATTAAGACACTTCTAAATATCGAGGTTAAACTTGAAGAAATGAAGTTAGAAAATGGCACAATAGTAAGTGCAGAATCATTTGAAAAAGGAAAAGAAATCTTTATAGTAACAGATGATGAAAAGGTAGCAATGCCTGTTGGGGAGTATTTACTAGAAAATGGTAATCTAGTTGTAGTTGAAGAAGAAGGTAAAATTGGTGATGTTAGAGAAGTATCAGATGAAGTACCTGCAAAGGAAGAAGAATCAGATGATAAAGAAATTACTGAAGATTTAGCTGAAGAAGAAGAAAAAGAAGAAGAAATGGCAGATGTTGCAGATTGGGAGGGAATGGAAAAAAGAATCCAAAACCTAGAAGATGCTATTGCAGATTTAAAAGCTGACAAAGAAAGCAAAATGCAAGAAGAAGAAATGTCAGAAGAATCTTCAGAAGAAGTAATTGAAGAAAAAGTAGAAATGTCAAAAGAAGTTCAGGAACAATTATCAGAACCTGCTTCTAAGCCAATTAAACATAATCCTGAGGGCGAAAGCAAACAAATGAAAAAAGTAGAATTTGGCAAAGGTAGATTTACTACAACATTAGATAGAGTTTTAAATAAATTAAATAAATAAAATAGAATGAGTAATTTAAAAAACGTAGAATTAGCTACAACAACAAACATCACTACGACTTACGCAGGTCAATTTGCAGGTGAATATATCGCTGCTGCTTTATTAAGTGCGTCAACTATTGATGATGGTGGAATCACCGTAAAATCAAATATTGCTTTTAAAGAAGTAATTAAAAAACTATCAACAGATGCAATCGTAACTGCTGCAGGATGTGATTTTAATCCAACCTCAACAATTACATTAACTGAAAGAATTTTACAACCAACTGAGTTACAAGTAAACTTACAACTTTGTAAATATGATTTTGTAAACGATTGGGAATCTGAGCAAATGGGCTTCGGTTTAGGTCAATCTTTACCACCTAAATTCTCTGACTTTTTAATAGCACACGTTGCTTCTAAAGTTGCACAGAATACTGAGTTTAACATTTGGCAAGGGGATACTACTGCAGGATCTAAAAATTCATTTGATGGATTTGAAAAATTAATCGCTGCTGCAGTAACTGCAGGAGATGTACCTGCAGGTCAGGCTTTAACATCTGTAGCATTAACTGCTGCTAACATTGTAGAAAAAATGTCTGATGTAGTTGAAGCTATTCCTGCTGCATTATATGGAAAAGAAGATTTATTTGTTTATGTTTCTTCTAAAGCTGCAAAACTTTATGTTCAAGCATTAGGAGGTTTCGGAGCAAATGGTCTTGGAGCAAATGGTGTAAATGGATTAGGAACTCAATGGTGGAACAACGGATCATTAAGTATCAACGGAGTTAAGATATTTGTTTGTCCAGGTTTATCTGATGACAAAATGTATGCTGCACAAAAAAGCAACCTATACTTTGGAACAGGATTATTAAATTCTACACAAGAAGTTAAGGTTTTAGATATGGCAGATTTGGATGCTTCAAACAATGTTAGAATGGTAATGCGTTTTACAAGTGGAGTACAATTCGGAATTGCTTCTGATATCGTATCTTACGCATAATTAATTAATTAACCAATAAAATAGGGTAGGTAGAATTTATCTACTTACCCTTTTTTTTTAAAAAAATCATATAAACAATGGCTTGTACATTAACAACAGGTAGAAAAATACCTTGTAAAAGTGCCTTTGGGGGCATTAAAAAAGTATTATTTGCTGATTATGGAACAATAGCTTCTATTGCAGTAGATAGTACAACTAAAGAAGCAACTATCACAGATGGTAGTCCTGCACCAACTTGGTTTGAATATGATGTAAAAGGAAATTCTAGCTTAGAAACAACCGTTACCTCATCTAGAGAAAATGGAACTACCTTTTATACTCAGACTTTAAACTTGACTTTGACATATTTAGATGCTAAAACTCAGGCAGAATTACAAACACTTGCAGTTTCTAGACCTTATATTGTAGTAGTAGATTACTATGGTAACAATTTCCTATGTGGATTTGAAAACGGAATGGAATGCACAGGGGGTACAGTAGTAACAGGTGCAGCTGCAGGAGATTTAAGTGGATTTACTTTAACATTCGAGGGAATGGAAGAAACTGCTCCTTATTTCTTAGATGCAGCAGTAACTGCAGATGCAACACAAATTGATCCAACTGCATAATATAATTATTTAGTTAAAAATTAAGCATCCATAATAGGGTGCTTTTTTTTTGCTTTAGTAATTTTACAAATTAGATGTTTTTTTTCGTTATATTAATAATGATTATACTAACGACATCAGCAACTGCTCAATCTCTATCAGTAATACCAAGAAGCTATGTATCTACTTTTACGTTATCAATAACAGATGATAGTACTAATGTAGAAAAAACTTATAATATTACTAATGCAGTAAATTCAGGTAATTACTTAAATTTTAATAATATCTTTGATCCTATATTAGTTGAGAATCATTTTTACGATTTAAAACTTATAAGCAACGGAGAAGTTATTTTTAAAGATAGAATTTTCTGTACAGACCAAGATATTGACCAATTAAATAATGATTACTATAATTTAAATTCAAATGAATATTTAGATTATAATGGTTATGATAATACTTATTTAGTAAGATGAAAACAAGATTAAGAAATAGCAAGGGACAATTTATAAAAAAATCTAAAACATCAGAGTTTGGATTTATTAATTTAAGTACTTATACAAGTCCTGAAGTTAAAGAAGTAAATGGTGCTGATTGGATTGAATATGGTGCTGATAATAATTACTTTCAGT